ATCAGGTCGGCGCAGCAAGATTTCCTCTGTGCGAGGGTCAAGCCAAGAATACTTCTCGGGTTGCTTTTGACCAAACTTGTTGACACGTTCACCAACAGCAATCTGCTCAATAGGGCCAGTCACTTGAAAAGTGATCACGCCATTGTCGTACTTGCGAAAGTTGATTTGTACCTTCCGGTCAGACTGAGGGTCTGTCGGGTGAGGCATGTTGGTAGCACCAAAGAAATGAACCTGGGAGCCTTCATCGGGAAGATCTGTTGAGCGAGAAGGGATCTTCTTCTTCTCGTCAACAGGGATCAACTCTTTACGGTCAATGTAAGGATTCAGGTCCGTCTGAAAATCAGTGGGAACCTTCTTGCCTTCCAAGGCGTTACGAGCGACCATGTACTGGTCTTCTTTAGGCTTACCAACCAAGTCCAAAGAGATGCCTACCTTGTCATAGACAAACTGAGCAAGATCTTTGGCGGTTGGGAGGTCTGCCTTTAGTGCTTCAATATCATACGTTGCCATGCTATGCCTTATACGCTGGTTGGGAGTTTAGGAGTGGTGAACTTCTTAGCTGCCGCCACGTTGATGTTATTCAAGTGGTTGTCAGAAAGAGGGTTTTGGTTGAAGGCTTTGCCAACAGCAGTAGCCAGAGTTTGGCTGCGCTTGTGACTGTCTTCAAAACCTTTGAGCTTGCTGTTGATGCCTTTGGTCAGACCATTGGTCATTTGCTTGCCGCCAGAGATTACTTTTCCGTAGGACATGATTTACCCCAGGTAGTTTTTGGTTGATTTATCCATGTAGCCATCATTCTTGATGCAGCCACAGTAATCAGCATGGGTGCTGACCTGAACTTTTTGGTTGCGACTAGCAATGTTGCCAGTAGCTTTAGGAGCGCCTTGTTGACCAGTAGGTCTAGACACGCCGTGCTTAGGGCCCGTCACATTGGTAGAGCCGCCAGATTTGGTTGGGCAGTGCTTAGAGACATTGCCCGTGCGGTTAGGCGATTGGGCGTACAGGAAATTAGTGGACATACTAACCTTTCATGAAAGTATCTGAATTATCACACTTTACGCAAAGCCGTCAAGAAGTCGTCCAAGGCATCATCAGCAGACACCTCTTCCTCTTTATTCACGTTGTTCACATGCTCAATAGAAATGATTGGGGCACGAGATGATTCAAACGGAGCCAGCTTATCAGCAATACGGGCTTTATCCTTGATATCAATTTCATCAGATTGCATCGCATCAATCAGTACCTCCATCGCTGTCTTCAGTGGAGGCAGACCCTTTGCCAGCCTCTCCTCATTCAGCTTGTTGAACAAAGCACCGTACTCAGTAACCCTGTTGACAATCGATTTGAGTTTACTCCTAGGAGCTTCAGATGTCTTTGATTCCTTAGGAAACTTCTCACCAGTAGCCAAAGCCATTGCCTTTTTCTGAGCCCTTTTCCTCTCCACGTATTCTTTTTTCTGGGCAAGCTTATCAGCATCAGTAACATTCGTACCCTCTGGCCTTATCTCACCAAACAAAATATCAGCATCTTTTGGGATTTTCATTTGATACCTTTCAGACCGTCTTCAGTCTTTATCCAAGCATATGAACCATGAACAGTAAATCCACGCTTCTTGTGAATCTTCATAAACCCATCATGCTCTTTACGAATACTTGTTGAACAAATAATCGGAATACCCCAACTATTTGCCCACAATATATGTTGATCAATCATCTCATTGATTAACTTAATCTTCTGTCTGACAGGAAGATTCAAATCAACATGGTGAAACTTGGCATTACTAATCTCCTTATTGGAGTATGTAGCATAACCACCACGGTCAAACCAACAGTAAGCAATAAGCTTTGACTCAGTTAACTCGTGGTCAATAAATCCATCAACCACCACCGTTTTGTATTCAGGCTTAGTCCGACACACAGCCAAGAACTCACGACCCTTGTCAAACAACTGAACAGTAGCAGCAATGGTCACATTCTTACGGAACACATTCCTGTCCCTCTCCAAGATCCCATCAGCCTCCGCCCCATACTCAACATCAGCCAACTCAACAATGTCATCAACATCATGCAACGGGTGAGCAAGTGTCCATTCCATAACTACTCCAAGCAATACGATGACAGCATTCTAGCAACCTCAAAAAGTTTTGGCTAAAAAAATTTATACAGCACTTCCAAGTACTACTTTCCTGTTTGGCAAAGTCTTGTATAACCCCGGTAAAACTGGCACTTTTCTTCATTTCAAAGGTTTTTCTTCCAGAGAAGTAATACAGAGGTTTAGTTCCTACTGCGATAGTGTGGTGAGGAGGGAAAAGTTTTTGTGGAAAATTTGGGAATGGGGGAGTGGGCCCCCTCTTTTCACTCCAGTTCCAGCCCTACCCCCTTCCATTCCTAGGGGGGTTAAACCTGTTTAAACGCGATTCTAGGGGGGTCTGTGGATTCCTAGTGGGGTAGTAGCTGTTATGGGGATCTCTCCTCTATGGGGCTGTAGATTTGCCTGAGAGTGAGGGCCCGATGACTTTTGGTTTTTGTAGGTGTTTTGATTGTTCTAATGTGGGTTGTTTCGCTGGAAATCCTTGTTGTTGTTCTAGTGTCTCTTTCCCTCTGTAGAGATGCTCAAACACCATCGGGTTATCTCTGTTTTTCTTTTCGTTTTGAGCTCTGGAAAGCAACCATTAGACAAGCTTATAAACATGCATACGTTATGCGTTTTGCTTATATGCACTTGATTAAACATTTCAAGTGAAATAGTGTCAGACATAGGGTAAATACCTATGGTTTTAGTGTTGACAACCCGTAAAATTAGGCTTGTCAGGTGCAACGCTTGGCAAAACATCAAACAATGCAACTTAAAGGATGTAACCCATGAATGACTATTCATATGATCACGAAACCCTCTTAAATGGGGCGCATATCACTGTTGAAGTTAACGTGAGCTTTGACCAACAATGGGATGGTGAAACACTGGCAAGCTTTGAGCTTGTCGCTGTCTACTTTGATGGTGTTGACGTATCCCCCATTCTTGATAAACAAGCTTTGATAGCGCTTGAGATGGAAGCTCAAAGCGCTATTGAAGACAGTAGCTCAAACATCCCGTCACACTTTCCTACACTCTGAGGTGATAACAATGAAAAGCTTTTTTGTTGATTTAATGCATGCTTCAATTTTTGCATGCGTTATGTTTTGCCCATTTTTGGGTTATTTCATCATTTATGGGGCCTAATATGATTCTCTCAACTAAACTAAAAAATCGTTTCTTGTCTACTCATTCAGTAGCATTAAAGAATATTAGTGTTAACGGTGAAAAAAGGGGATGTAGTGGCTTTATTTCCCGTGATAACGCTATTGTTTATGTCAACACTGAGCCTTGTGGTTCGCTGGGTTACATGTATCGTACGGCTGAACACTTGAAAGACTATAGAGGCGGTGTTAATCATTGGGCTAAAGACCTAGATTCTTTAGTTAATGGAATTAATTCATTGTTGAGACAACAAAATAAAGCAACAAACCTACTTGACACAATGTTTGATAATCCTACTGAATACATGAGAAATCATTTTCAAGTTATTCATATCAAATAAACCCCATTTAATATATTCAAGAAATTCAAAATGATCAAAATATCAAATACTTCAAAGCTTAATGCTCGTTCATGGTCTTTACAAGCTTTAGACACTTGTCCAGGTTCGCTATCAAGCCCCGGTGTATTGGTTGACGCATGCAAGGGTTGTTATGCCACTACTGGAAACTACAATTATCCAAACGTCAAAGCCCCTAGGTTGTCCAATCGTGAAGATTGGCAGCGCATGGAATGGGTTGATGAAATGGTGAACGAATTAGATTCAGACCGCTATTTTCGATGGTTTGACAGTGGCGACATGTTCGCCCTTCCATTAGCAGAGAAAATGCTAGAAGTAATGATCCGGACACCATGGTGCAATCATTGGTTACCCACAAGAATGCACAAATTCCCTAAATTCGCCCTTGTATTGCGTGAAATGCAAAGCTTGTCCAATGTAATGGTGCGTTTTTCAAGTGATAGCGTTGTTGGCGAATACATTCCCGGTCTTCATGGCTCAGTCATTTGGCCGAATCCTGAAAGCTTTAAAGCTTCTGAAGGCGTGAAGTTGTGCGAAGCATACGCCAACGGGGGGAATTGTTCCGGCTGTCGTGCATGCTGGGATAAGTCAATTTCCCTTATTGCTTACCCGGCTCACGGCAAAAAAATGTCTAAAGTTATTCGATTGGTTGCAGCATGAAAAACATTAAACCCGGTGATTTTGGATGCATCACTTACCTAAATGATGGATCATTTTGGATTGTGCATCGAGTGTGTGAGTTAAATTTAATTGTTGTTCATTCTGACAATCCTAAACATTGGCGAGCTTGTAAACCCTCTGATTTTTGGCCCCTGGTCAACCTAGGCTGACAAGCTCTAAGAATCCCGGATTTTTCCGGGTTTTTTTGACATTGTTAAGTAAGTGAGCGCTCACTTTTATTTGAGGGTTTTTGATTCTATGGGGGTTGATTGTCTGACTGTATCGGGATGCATCAGAAAACCATCAGCAAAGCCTTTTAACGGGCTTTTGAGCCACTTTTCGGGGTATATGCTACCTGTGGTGCATGAATGGTGTTAGGGGCATTCCTGCCTGTTTTATGCGATTTGCCCAAATCTATGGGGGTTTACCCCTAGTTGCCCCCCTCGCTGACCCCTCTCGAGCGCTTCTGACGACCAAATTTTTGTAGAAATAAAAAGACCCCCCCCTCAATTTTTTTAGACCTCTGTTTTTGTTTGGCAG